AAAAGATTCCATAAAAAAAATTGTTAAAACTATTTTTAAAGAGAATATTGTTGATAATCAATATTTTGTGTTTTCTACGTCTAAAAGGGAAAAGTAAGATAAACTAATATATCTCAATATTTATTACAAAAGCCTAATGAAACAATTGAGAATATTAGAGGCAAATGAACTAGGTCACGGTATATTGATTGAGATGGACGCTGGTTTCGTTTCTCCGAAAGACAAGTTAAATATGGAAATTTTGAGAGAATCCCATAATTTAGATTATCGTAATCCTTTTGAATTCTACGCTGTACTCCAAAAATATGATACCGCAAATAGAAACGGTAGATTTTATCCTGAAAGAATATTAAAGAGGGAAGCTGACAAATACAAAACAGCAATATCTAAAGGTTTATCTACTTCAGAATTAAATCACCCTGAATCATCTCTCATCGATTTGGATAGAGTTTCACATCTAATAACTGATATTTGGTGGGATAAAAACATTCTTATGGGAAAGTTGAAATTACTAACAACCCCAGGATTTCACGAAAGAGGAATTGTTTCTTCTAAAGGGGATGTTGCGGCTAATTTAATGAGACAGGGGGTTACATTAGGAATATCTTCGAGAGGTGTAGGTTCTCTTAAGAAAGTTGGCGAACGAAATGAAGTACAAGATGATTTTGAATTAATTTGCTTTGACTTGGTATCTTCTCCATCTACACCCGGCGCATATCTATTCACAAATAAAAATGATAGAGAAAAGTATGAAGAAAATTTGGAAGAAGAAATTTTGGAAAAAGTGAAAGGTCAAGAAGTAGACAAATCTATTGATTTAATGAAAAAACTTACTCATTATTTAGGAAATAATTAATTTTTATGGACGAAAAGTATTTTGTTGCTAAGATTCAGTACGAACTCCCTGATGATAATACAGGAAAAATAAAAAAAATCAGAGAAGAAAAACTTGTAAGAGGTTTTTCGGTAACCGATGTGGAAGCCAAAGTTACCAAAAGATACGAATCTTTTTCTTATGATTGGAGAATTACATCAGTTTCTGAAAGTAAAATCGACGAAGTTATCGAAAAGTAAAAGTGGTTTAATACCACTTTTTTTATTTGGGTGATATTTATTACAAAAATCATCAATGTATTTTAATGCTGTCAGTAAGGTAGGACAAGATACAATTCAAAGATTATTAAACTCTTCTTCGTGGTCAAATTGTCTTTCTTATATGGAAGGTACAGGAGAAAGTCTTCAATCTATTTCTACTGTTTCTTCAAACATTACAATTATCGTAAACAACCCATCATCCACGACATGTTATAATATAACTCTTAAGGATGAAATAACGGATGTAAATTCTACATTTATTTTGGTGGATAATTCTTATTCATCAGTACAAAGTTGGATTGCACAACAAACCAACAAAAACCCTATTTTATTTCAACAACAAGAAAAAAGTTACATTACTGTATAATGATTGTTAACTTTTTTGTTTTTGCCACTATTTATAAGTTAAAAATAATAATATTTTCGTATGCAAGAAAATAAATCATTAGTACAAGAGGCGCTCATTCAAATGAAACAGGTTGAAGAGGCTATCGCCGAAAATGCAAAAGGAATACTTGCTTCTACAATGAAGGAAGAAATCAACCAATTAGTAAAAGAATCTCTTTCCGAGCAAGCTGACGAGGATGAGGTTGAAGCAGAGGTAGATATGGATTCTGAAGATGAAGAGTCTGAAGATGAAATGGATACCGATAACGAAGATGAAATGGACATGGAATTAGATATGGACATGGACATGGATTCTGAGGAAAGTCCAATCGACTTGACAGACGCATCTGACGAAGAAATCTTAAGAGTTTTTAAGGCTATGGGTGAAGATGACGGAATCATCGTTAAAAAAGATGGCGAAGACATTCATCTCAAAGACAACGAAGCTGATACAGAGTATCTTGTGAAAATGGGTGAGTCAGTAGATGACCTAAACAAAGAAACAAATATGGAAGAAATGTATCACAACATGGAAGAAGAGGCTAGTACTGAAGATGTAATTAATGCTATTTTCAGTAACGGCAACTTGGAAGAAATGGATTTCCAAACTCCGAACATGGACGAGATGGAAAGTCAAGATGGAGACCTCGAAGAAATGGTCTACGAAATAGAATTTGACGATTCTGACGAAGACGAAGAGTCTGATGAAGAAGAAGAGTCTGGTATGGAATTCGATATGAGTTCTGACGAAGACGAAGAGTCTGGTATGGAATTCGATATGAGTTCTGACGAAGACGAAGAATCTGATGAAGACGAAGAGTCTGATGAAGAAGAATTTGAACTCGAAATGATGGAATATTCTGACGACGACCAAGGATTGGACGAAGCTTACAACCACAAGAAAGCAAAAAAAACTAGCGTTAAAGGTGAGAAAAAAGTACATGGTCCTAAATTTTCATATGAAAAAACTAAAGGTGGATTCAGTGAAAAAATGAAGGAAGGTCCTAAATCTGTAGGAACTGGAAACGCTAAAAAAGTAAAGTTTGGTAAGGGCGAAAACGCTGAGGTTGGTAAAAACAAAATTGTAAAGAAAGCTGAAACTAAAGAATCAGCTAGAACTTTAGGTAGTGGTTCTGATTTTAGAAAGGGCGGTTTACCAAAACAAAGAGCTCACTCAAAATTCAACATCAATATTAAAGAAAGTTTGCAAGAAGAAGTTAGTTTGTTGAGAGAAAAGAACGAAGAGTATAGAAAAGCTTTGAATGTATTCAGAGATAAATTAAATGAAGTTGCAATCTTCAATTCTAATTTAGCTTACGCGACTAGACTTTTCACTGAACACTCAACAACTAAAAAAGAAAAAATAAACATTTTAAGAAGATTTGACTCTGTTGAAAGCTTGAAAGAATCTAAAAATCTTTATAAATCAATCAGAGAAGAACTTTCAAAAAGTGAAACTAAATCAATCAATGAAACTGTAGAAAACAAAATTAATAAACAAGTTTCTTCAGGTTCGGCGACAACATTAATCGAATCTAAAACATATGAGAATCCTCAATTCTTGAGAATGAGAGATTTGATGTCAAAGATTGGTTAAAAAATAATAAACTAAAACTAAAATACTCAAAAAAATGGGAGCATTATTAGAATCAGGTCTTGTTGGTAACATCGGTCTTAAGCACCTCAAAGTTATCAAAGAAGACACTATCAACAAATGGGACAAATTAGGATTCCTTGAGGGTCTTAAAGGTCACCTGAAAGAGAACGTTGCTCAACTTTATGAGAACCAAGCTTCTTACTTAATCAACGAAGCTTCATCTACATCTGATACAGGTGCATTTGAAACTGTTGTATTTCCAATCGTAAGAAGAGTTTTCTCTAAATTGTTGGCTAACGATATCGTATCAGTACAAGCTATGAACTTACCAATCGGTAAATTGTTCTATTTTGTACCTAACATTCAGTCTTATGAGACTGAAACAGCGAATAACGCTACGCACTGGGCACCTTATGGAGCACCAAATGCAACTGCAGGTCAAACACCAAATGATGGTTATGACTACAACAACACTAAAGACCTTTATGATAGATTTTATGAAGGTAATGAACCAGCTTTAGACCCTCCAGGTCTTTATGATTATTCTAAAGGTGAGTGGTCAGCAATCACAGGTACAGTTGTTACTGTAGCATGGGTTGGAGATTCTCTTATTCCTTCAGGATATTCAACTGACAACTATAGAAAAGTTCTTATAGTTATGTCAGGTTTTGCATCTGATGGTGCTGGTAAATTGATTGGACCAGATGGTAACCCAATCGATAATGAATCTTTCCTTGCTGATTTACAAATCAGAGGTAAAGCAGGAAACGTTTATACTTCGGCTAACACATCTAACAACTATCTTTTCAGAGTGGTAACTCAAAGATATGGTAAAGGTATCGTTCAATACGGTAACAACAACGCAACTGCAGTATTCCCTAACAGTAGAACTGGTGGTGGACAGTATGATGACCTTTGCGACGTTGAAGGAAAAATCTATCTTGAGGTAGACTTACAGGTTCCTGTATGTATCTCTTGTGGTGGTTCTCTTGACGGTTACACAGGTTCTTCTTTCTCATCTTCTACAGCTGTAGCTGACGCATTCACTGGAACTTACAAAATATACAAGAACCTCGAGTTCGAAGATAAGATTGGTGAGGTTTCCTTTGACCTTATGTCAGTAACAGTTTCTGTGACTGAAAGAAAATTAAGAGCACAATGGTCTCCTGAAATGGCACAAGACGTTGCTGCATTCCATAACATTGACGCTGAAGCTGAATTGACAGCTTTATTGTCTGAGCAGGTAGCTGCTGAAATCGATAGAGAAATCTTAAGAGATTTGAGAAAAGCTGCAGCTTGGAACTTGAGATGGGATTACAACGGATGGAAAAGATTAAGTTCTATCGGTGCTGTTCCTTACACACAGAAGGATTGGAACCAAACTCTTATCACGGCTATTAACCAAATTTCGGCTCAAATCCATAAGTCTACTTTAAGAGGTGGAGCAAACTGGATTGTTGTATCTTCTGAAATCAGCGCTATTTTTGATGACTTGGAGTATTTCCACGTTTCGAACGCAGCTCCTGAGCAAGACCAATACAACATGGGTATCGAAAGAATTGGTACTTTAGCAGGTAGATATCAAGTTTATAGAGACCCTTACTTCCCAGCTAACCAATTGTTATTGGGACACAAAGGTACGTCTTTACTAGACACAGGTTACATCTACGCACCATATGTACCTCTACAATTAACTCCAACAATGTATAATCCATTCAACTTTACACCAATCAAAGGTATCATGACTAGATACGCTAAGAAGGTGGTTAACAACAGATTCTATGGTAGAATCACAGTTGATGGTGTTAGAACATTCGATTTGAGAGAGTTGAGATAATATGGTCTAACCTCTATATAAAAGGGTCCTTCGGGACCCTTTTTTTATTATATGGATATTTATTAATAAA